TCCGATAGCGCGATGGGATACCTGTTTACAAAAACAGCCTTGATCGCGCGCTTTGTGCAAGCCCCGCCCTTCAGGCATGGGGTCAAGCAAAGCATTTGCGCTGAAGGCGCAAAAAGTTCTTGCCTTTGTTGTTCGTGTTTGGTATACTATTTTAGGAGCAAGGTTTCTCTTGCTGCAAGAAGTGGGTTCGGGCAGAACCTTCAGACGCTAACGTAGCGCGCTTTCAGGCACAAGCGTAGTCTGAGAATCCCCCGCCTTCAGGCGTGGGGAGTGTCAAAAAATAGTTCCGTTATGAAGAGCACAGGAGACATGAACAGCATGGCCGTCACCACAGCAGACATCACGAAAGCCGCAAAAGAACTGACTTCCCTTGAACGCAAGCTGGCGAAGCTAGTTGCTAACGAGAAAGCAGCAGTCGCAAAGGCGACAGCGAAAGCATTATCTAAGTACGCAGAAAAAGTCGTCAACGCGCAGAGCGATGTAGAAGGCGCGAAGTCACGTCTACGAAACCTGGCTGCACAAGCGTAAGAGGTTCGCCCCAGAACGAGCTGCAACAACAGAGCCGCCGCTTTTACAGGGCGGCTTTCCTTTCCAGATATTGCAATGCTTTCCATTCCATATTCTATAATCTGGAACGCAGAACCCGTCACACTTTTTGGTTCCAGTGGCGCTATACGCGCGGGGAGAAAAACTGTCATGGTTGTTGAAATCGTTGTTGCCGCAGTTGTGGCTATCGGGTCTGTTATCGCTTACCTTGAGCGCGTCGCACTCAGGGCCGAAGCCAAAAACGCCAAAGCGTGGGCGCGGGTTATCATGGCGTCGCGCACGGTTGCAACCAAAGCCGAAGTCGAGAAGGTCATTGCTGAAGCGAAAGCCGAAGCGACGAAACTCGAAGCCGATGCGAAGGTCGATGTGAAGAGCATCGAAGGCAAGATTGAAGCACTCGTCGCGAAGGCCGAAGCGGACCTGAAGAAAGTTCTGTAAAACTTGTCACGCAGACCAAAGCCGACCGCCATCAAGGAACTCGAAGGCAACCAGGGGCACAGGCCGCTCAACACTCTTGAGCCAGTCGTGCCTGCTGGCGCGCCTGAGACGCCGCGCTACCTGGGCAAGAGTGCGAAGCGCATCTTCATTCGAAAGTGCGCCGAATTGCTGAGCATGAAAGTGCTCTCAACAGTCGATGGCCTGGCACTCGCGAATTTCGCGAAAGCCGAAGCCCTGGGTGAGTTGTATTTCCGCGACGCGATCAAAGAGCCTTACTGTGACGAACCGATTGTCAGCAAAGAAGGCATGGTCGTCGGCTACAAAAGAAAGCTGAGCCAGGCTGCGCTCGGCTTCGCGACGTTCTCGAAGTTGAGTAAGGGCTATCAAATCGAGTTCGGCCTGACGCCCGCGAGCCGGTCGAGGTTGAAGGTTGAGAAGGGCGCTGAGCAGCCACCCGCGCCGACGCGTGAAGAGACGACGTTGCCAGAAGCCGAAGTTGACCTGAGCATGGTTGACACTACGGTGAATTGATAAGCAAAGAATTGTTGACTTTCGCGTTCCCGAAATGTCTTGCCGCTCCGACTGCCCAGTGTGGGCGTGATCGGCATAGACGAGTAGGCCGCGAACGAGAGTAGGGCGGTTCTGTACGCAACCGCGCGCCAGTGGATGAGTTGCGTCTGAAGATGGCGCAGGGCAGGTCCGCTCTATTCTCACTTAGTTTTGAAGGGGCGATGCTCGACGGGAGACGCGACGCTGCCCTAAAAATTGAAAAAAAATAAAATCGCAAGAGACGCGCGATCAATAAAGCGTCGGTTCGATCTGCTGAGCAGCAGAGGAAGATTTGTACATGACTGATGTCATAATCCTACCACCTTCGGTTCCCAGAATAGATGCCTATAAAGTGGCTGTCAAGTACGCTATTGACATCCTTCAGGGCAACATCATCGCTGGGAAGCTGCTTAAACTCTGCGCAAAGCGCTTCATTGAAGACCTAAAGTTCGGACCACAGCGCGGCATCACATTCGACAAAAAAGCAGTGCAGCACGTGGTCGATTTCTTCGGCACGCTGCGCCACAGCAAAGGCGAGTGGGGCAAAAAAGGCGGCCTGCCTTTTATCCTTGAGCCTTGGCAAACGTTCATTCTCGCGAATATGTTTGGCTTCATGCGCGCCACAGGCAAGCGGAGATTCCGCGAAGCCCACATTGAAGTCGCACGCAAAAATGGTAAGGCGCTTGCCCTTGATACGCCGACACCGACGCCGCAGGGCTGGAGAAAATTCGGAGACCTTAGGGTCGGTGATGAGATTTTTGATGAGCAGGGGCACATACAAAACGTCATTAGATGTACAGAAGTGATGACAGAGCATCCTTGCTACGAGATTACGTTTGATGATGGTTCTTCCATCGTTGCCGACGCCGAACATCGTTGGCTTGTTGATTCAAGGTGCCCTGAAAACGGGACACGGGGCAAGAAGCGCCGCCGAGAAGACAATATTCGCACTACAGAAGAACTTTCAAAACGTGTTCGCGTCGGAAAGGAATACAATCATAAACTTCTGCTGCCCGAACCACTTCAATATCCAGAAAAGAAACTTGATGTTCACCCATACGTTATGGGTGTGTGGCTTGGAGATGGGGACTCAGCGGACACGCGCTTGACTTGTTTTGACGAAGGTATTCTTGAGCGTTTGCGCTCTGTTGGGGTTTCTGTTACGCCCAACAAGGCGAAGGGCCGCTATCAGATGAGTGCATTTGGATATGGCGGTTTGAAGCACGCACTTGCACGTGAGGGAGTGCTTGGCAATAAGCACATAAACTCAAATTATTTGACAGGAAGCGTAGAACAGCGCCTTGAACTGTTGCGCGGTTTAATGGACACAGACGGCAGTATAAGCAAAGCCGGGTGCTGTGAATTTACAACGATGTCTTTTACGCTCGCTTATGGTTTTCAGGCACTTTTGCGTTCGTTGGGATATGCGGGCCGAATTGATACTGACCACGCTACGATTGAGGGACGCGATTGCGGCCTCAAGTACAGAATACAGTTTTGGCCGCGTACTGGCGAACGTGTCTTTTCTCTTGATAGAAAAGCGCTGCGTCAGCGGGCGCTACGAAATGCGCGTACCCGAAAAATTTCTATTGTCTCAGTCGCGCCTGTAGAGTCTGTTCCGGTTCGTTGTATACAGGTATCTGGTCCGTCGCATTTATTTCTTGTTGGTGCTGCTTGTGTGCCGACGCACAACACAACGTTCCTGTCGGGAATCGGCCTGTACATGATGGACGCCGACGATGAGCCAGGCGCAGAGGTTTATTCCATCGCCGTGTCACGCGATCAGTCGAAGATTGTCTTCGACGAAGCCGTACGCATGAGAACGAAGTCGCCAGCGCTCCGTACGCGCATCGCTTCTTATCGAAACAACTTGAGTTCGGTCGCGACTGCTTCGAAGTTCGAGCCACGATCAGCAGAATATGGCACAGCAGACGGAACGAACACGCACTGCCTCATCGCCGATGAATTGCACCAGCATCCGACTCGTTTGCTCTATGATGCGTACTTCGAATCGACGGGTGCACGTGAGCAGCCCTTGTCGATTGCGATTACGACTGCTGGCTACAACGTGGAAGGCATCTGCTTCACTCAGCGAAAAATCGCTGAGAACATTCTGACGAATAACGTGTCGGCAGCAGATGGCGACGCGATGTTCGCGTACATCGCGTGCATTGATGAGCCCGATAAAGAAGGCAAAGGCGGCGACGACTGGAAAGACGAGAAGTGCTGGGCCAAAGCTAACCCGAACCTGGGCGTGAGCGTGAAGCTAGACAACATGCGCGAAGCCTGTGCGAAGGCAATGATTGACCCGACCGCGTTGAACAGTTTTCTCTGCAAGCGCCTGAACGTTTGGACGAGCCAGGAGATTCGCTGGATGCCGCCCGACAAGTGGGCGCTCTGCAATCATGCAGGCCCGATACCCAGCCCGAAGACTTTGCGTGATGCTGCGCTCGAGCGGCTCAAAGGTCGCATCTGCGTCGCAGGTCTTGACTTGTCGGCGAAGATTGACATATCGTCTTTCGCGCTCGTGTTCCCGCCGTGCAAGGAAGTTGTCGAGCGCGTTGCTCGTCCGCAGACGAGAACAGAGATGCACTTCCGCGCGCCGCTTGTCTATGACGAGAAGATCATCACGCCCGCCGACCCGCTGTGGTCTGTGCTCGTGTGGCACTGGGTTCCAAAAGAACGCATCGCAGAGCGTGTGAAAAAAGACCGCGTGCGCTATGACGTATGGGAACGTGAAGGATACTTGGATACGTGCCCTGGCGATGTCATAGACCACGAGTTCATCTACAAAAAAATCAAGACGCTGCATGATACGTTCTCGTTCGATACAGTCGCGTTCGACTCGTGGAACGCGCAGTGGATTGCTAAGAAGTTGAACGATGACGGCTTCAAGGCTGAGCCTGTTCGTATGGTCTACTCGGTGATGAACGAGCCAATGAAGGAACTGATGGGCATGGTGCTTCAGAAGAAACTGGAACACTATGGCGACCCTATTCTTTCGTGGATGGCAGGCAACGTGGCCGCGACGACAGATTCGAACGGAAACATTAGGCCCGATAAGGAGAAGTCGAAGGAGAAAATTGACGGCATCGTCGCGATGATTATGGCGCTCAGCGTTATCTGCGCGCAGCCGACGCTGGCCCAGGGCGGCTCTGTGTACTCCGACAGGGGCATCATCTTCCTCTAAAGCCCTGTCACACTTTTTGGTTACAGAGGAAGGTTACGTTGTGTTTATCTATTTGATAACGAACACAGTCAACGGCAAGTATTACGTGGGGCAGACTGTCAACGCCATTGCGGGGCGTTGGCGCGGCCATAAATCAGCAGCGCGCAGAAGCGATATTCGGGACGGCGACTGTAAAATTTTGAATCGTGCCATCAATAAATATGGAAGGAAAGCGTTCATAGTAGAACAACTTACCGAAGCATTGAGCGCGGAGCAGCTCAACGAACTTGAGCAATTATGGATTTGGGCACTTGATGCTACCAACAAAAAGGTTGGCTACAACCAGACTTTTGGTGGGGCGGGCTGCCGAGCAACAGCACCCGTCAGAGCACGTATTGCTGAAAAAGCAAAGGAACAATTTGCCGACCCTGTAATGAAAGCCCGCCATGATGCGGCGTGCACCAGCGCGAAAAGATTCGTTGGTTGGACAGAAGAAGAGCGACGTGCGGCAATGGCGCGAGATACTTCAGGGAGTAAGAACCCGATGTTTGGAAAGCCGGGAACGTGTGGGCACAAAGGGCACAAGCACACACCGCAACAGATTGAGAAAATAAAAGAAGGAATTCGCAAGGCAAAGTTGGAAGGCAGAAGTTGCTGGACAACGAGCAGGCGTAATGCTTTACAACCGATACAGTAAGTTGCCCCTACAGGCAAGAAAGGAGTCTTTATGGGTTGGATAAATCGTATGTTAACTGCTGCAATGAAAAATATTGAGCAGCGTACATCGCTTGAGAACCCGCAAACGCCGTTGTCCTCATAACCTGGGAGGGTCAACGTAATGTGGCCACTAGAAAAATGGTCCCAGCAGAGTGGCTGCCCCAATAGGGGTCCAAGGACTCGACATCTTTAAGACCAATGGAGATGTCGTAAATAAACCTTCTCTGATTGACTCGAACGCTGAAACGCCAACGAGGGGCAAGCCGAAAGGCAGCCTGAGAGACTAAGCGAGAGGGACGCCGAAAGGCGTATGCAATAGTCCGCTCTCATGCGAAAAGAAAGTATGAGAGGTAAGCAGAAATGACTTACCCCGCCGCAAGGCGAGTAACAAGATGGCAACGGAGGCCGTACCGACAGCGGGATTCGTGTGTCGGAGATGACCGCTCTCCAAGTGGGAACGGTATTCGCGGCTGTGAACATCATATCAGACGGCGTGTCGTCCCTGCCTCTGCACGTGTACCAGCGCGCGAAGATTGCTGGTCGCAACAGCAAAAACATCGCTGTTGATTCTCCGCTCTACAAACTCATCAACCAGGAACCCAACCCTGAAATGACGAGCGCCGTTTTCCTGAAGACGCTGATGGTGCACGACCTGCTTTGGGGAAATGCTTACGCGGAAATTCAGAAAAACAACAGCGGGCAAATCATTGGCATCTGGCCGCGCAATCCAGCGCGCACGCGCCCGATACGAATTTTGAAACCGCTGCTCCTCGGCGGCGACGTTCTGGAACCCGGCACGCTGCTTTACGAGACCAGCGATCAACTGATGGACTCTTCGAGCTACGTCGTTGACCAGAACCCAGACCAGATGAACGTCGGCCTGCGGCGTCTCGTGCTCGCAGAGAACATGATACACATCCCAGGGCTTTCGCTCGATGGTCGTCTTGGACAATCGACTGTGTGGCTCGCTCGGCAGGCGTTCGGCCTGGCGCTGGCGACTGAGAAGTATGGGGCGAAGTTCTTCGGTAACGGCGCGCGTCCTGCTGGAATCTTGACACTGCCGAACAAGTTGGAAGAGAAAGCAATCGACACGTTGCGGCGCTCATGGGCTGAAGCGCACGGCGGCGAGAACCAGTTCAAGGTAGCAGTGCTTGAACAGGGCGTGAAGTACGAGAAGATTGCAGCGACGCCCGAAGAAGGGCAGATGCTTGAGACGCGCAAGTACGAGCGCGAAGAAATCTGCGCGATCTTCGGCGTACCCGCACACATGGTGTGCGCCCAGGAGAAGGGCGGCAAGTCGAACGTTGAGCAATCGAGCATCGAGTTCGTGTTGTACTGCTTGCATCCCTGGCTGAATCGTTTCGAGCAAGAGTTCGGTCGGAAACTTTTCTCCGATATGGGGCGCTCTGCTGGAAAGTATTTCGCGAAGTTCGATGTGCGGAAGTTGATGTATCCCGACGCTGCCGCGCGTTCGACGTTCTACGCGCAGGGTAAGCAATGGGGTTTCTTGAACACGAACATGATTCTTGAACTCGAAGACATGAACCCTGTCGAAGACCCGAAGGTTGGCGAAACTTTCTGGCAACCGATCAACATGCAGGACGCTGGTGACCCGCAGAAGTTGGGCGCGTCTGACCAGAATCAGCTTGACATACAGAAGGCGACGGCGGTTGCTGAGCACGCAGCGCAGATGCAGCAAGACACCGCGAAGGTCACGACAAATCTTCAGATGAAGACTGCGGAGCAAGCGCATGGTCATGCGATGGAAGCTGCGAAGGAAAGTAACAAGCACACGCAGACGATGACGAAGTTGGGCGCACCGCCTTCGCAGAATACTCCTGGTGCGAGTAGTAGTGCGGACGCGGGTAATGAACCGGCAGCGGGCGCAGATAACAAGGCACCTGCTGATAAGAAGGTAGTCAAGCGCTTCACGAAAATTGAAGATGTGCAGTGCGCGATGGCTGAAGCATACGACGAAGATTTCATCTTCGTAACTGCGACTAATGCAGCAGAAGGCCGCAGTTATCGCTACGCAAACGTTGATGGTCGCGAGTTATACATCATTTATGAAACTCGCGGCGATGATGAACACGCTGCGGACGGGAAGTTTGCATCGAAGGGCTCTGGAGCTGCTACGGGTATGGCGGCAAAGCACGCTGTGATCACGTCACCCGCTGTCCATGCTCAAATGGTGGCGGCTTACAAGCAGGCACAGCCGACGTTTAGGCCGAAGATTACGGCCACTGCGGGCACATCGATACCCCATAACGAATACTCGTTCACCGTCGATAAGGACGGAAAACCGAGTGGTATAGTCACTTCCGGAACGAATGACAAGAACACTGTCGTAGTGCCAGATGGCGCACAGGCCGTCGTACACACGCATCCGTCTGCTGACCACCCGTATCCCAGTGATGCGGACATCGCATATGCAAAGAGCACCGGCGTACCAGATTACGTCATAAGCAGTAATGAACTATGGGTCGCAAATCCGGACGGAACTTCTGAAAAAGTCGCCGATATTGAAATGAAGCACGGAGACTTACAGATCAAGTGGAATAAATAATGCCTTGTCAACTACCTCTGGCTAAAGCCAGAGGCTTGTGAAAGCAACCCCTAACCACGGTTGCCAAGCAGGACTAAACGGTTGACTAGACACCTTGTCTAGTGCAGCGGTTGGGGTGTTTTTAGCACCCCAACCGATGAAGCGAAAGCATAAAAATGACTGAGCTAAGAGAAGACACAGAGCACGCCGCTAACGGGCAGTTTGCAACTAAGGGCGGTGGTGACGGTCTCATCGGTAAGAGTCTCGGAGCAAAGCACGATGTGCTGCGCACGCCAGAGGTTCATGCTCAGATGGCTAAGATGTACAAGCAGGCTGCCCCGACGATGCTAAAGGGCACTTCACTACACCAAGAGTATAGCTTCACCGTTGATAAGAAGAGCGGCAAGCCAAGCAAGATTGAATCAAGCGATGAGAGCAACAAAAATCATTTTGTGAAGCCGGACGACCCTGTTACGGCTATTGTCCATACGCACCCAGATGGTACGTTGCCGACTCCCGGACCTGGTGATCCGCTCGCCGCAGTGCTTGTTGATGCTCCAAATTATGAACTGAGTCAGAAAGAACTTTGGGTCGTGCAGCCTGACGGCACGCAAGAGCAAGTCGGAACTGTTGAATGGAAGCACGGCGACATTGTGATTACTCCGATGTCAGGTGAGCGCTCGCTTCCGTTCAACTACAGTGACAATCCGAACCCGAAGCAGCCTGTTCCTGACAGCGCTGTCGCGAGCGGCACTGACCGCAGTAAAGAACATGAGCACGGTCAAGATAAAGAATACAAGCACTCGCTTTGGAAAGAAATTCAAAAGTTTTTCAGAGTGCCTGACGACCCAGACCTTGACCCTGACGACAACGTTGACCCTGATGACCCCGATGACGAAGCGCTGCGTGAGAATATCATGGAGTTATTCTGTGATGCGCGCTCGCAAGGTAAGACGATTCCGCAAGAAGAGTGGAAGCGCCTGGGCATCGGCTACGGGCCAGTTGGCGGTCAACAATTTCCTGAAGCGTGCAGCATGGAGTTGATGAAGCTGGGTCCGCAAGGCGAGCCCATCGAGCGTTGCATTGCGTGCTTATGTGGAGAGTGCCTGACACACGATTCTGAGTTTCGTTACAGTGAAGATCAGCCGCGTGACCCTGATGGTAAGTTCGGGAGTGGTGGCGGAGGAAGTCCGAAAGATCAGAAGATCGGCGACAAAGTAAAAGATGTGTTCGGTAATGAAGGCACGGTCAAGGGTTGGCACGGACAGAGTGGTACTGTGCAGGTAGATGTTGCTGGCAAGCTTCAGTACTGGCACCCGTCTCAGCTCCAGCGCGGCTTGTATGTTCACTGCGGACCACAGGGCGAAATCCTATTCGCACCCGCCGAAGTTCGCTTCAATCCTGACCAGCCACGTGATGAAAAAGGCCAGTGGACTTCAACTACAGCGCCACAAATGACCGCTGCCGGAAATCCACATCCACATGCAGGAAAGTCAATAGAGCACCCCTCTACCAAAGATTTGACTGAGCCACAAGCTAAATTCATGGCGGATGAGTGTATCAAAACAGGCATAGCTAGAGGAAAGGATGAGGGTATTGCTCGTGGCCGAAACTGGCTACGTTCACGAGCACTTGGTAGAGACTTTGGTGAAAGTTCAGAGGACTACGAAAAGAGAAATCCAGAAATCCCACAGTTTCGTGAGTGGTTGAACACATGGGAATCCGGAAAGCGTTCATTTTCTGAACTGACGGAAGAGCGCTACTCAGAAGACCAGTCGCGTGACCCTGATGGCAAGTTCGCAAGCGGCGGGAGTGGCGGGCGTGTACGCTGAGCCTTTCGGCTACGGCGCTAACACCAGGTCGTCTTCATGCGCGATGAGTAGGCGCGCGTCGGGAATCATTTTGATTTCGTAGAACCCGTATCCCAGGTATCCAGGGATGCGCCAGGTGCATGTCTTCTTGCGGTCGGTAATGACTGCGAGCGCCCCGTTGAGCTTCACTCTCGTGCCTGCTGTGAATGCTGCTTTCATGCTGTACTTAGGAGTGATTGTTCGGCCCATTTTGTTTCTCCTTTGAAAGTTCAGAAAGTTCGGGAAGTAGAGCGACCCATCGCGCGAGCGCTTCAACCATGTATCCGTATTCGGTTGGCTTGAAGTAGCTTGGCGGTGGTGGTTGGTTTTTCATAGTTTCAGAATAGCATACCTAGGGCAGGATGCAAGATAACCGAAGTAACCATTCTAGGATGTTACCAAAGATATATTGACTCCTGTTGCAGACATGCTATTCTGAAACTGTAAGGGAGAGCGAAAATGGAAAATCTGATGCGTTCGACCGACATGACAGTCGCCCAGGAAATCCTGAGACAGTTGGGCTTTCAGGGTTTCATCAGAATGACGGGCGCTAACCATTTCGTCGGCGGCACCGACAGCCTATCGTTTCGGCTTCCTGGTGGCGGCGGGTTCTGCAAGAACGGAATTAACTACGTGAGAATCACGCTGATGCCAAGCGACACGTACAACGTCGAGTTCGGGCGCATTCGCGGCAACAAGTACACGATAGTCGCGACGCCGACCGATATCTACTTTGACGGGCTGCTTGACTGCATTTCGAGCGAGACGGGCCTGGCAGTCAGAATGCCGCGAGTAACACTCGCGCAGATTACGAAAGGACACCAATGACAATCACTGAGTTCGTCGATGCTCTCAACCAGAAGTTCGCTGCCGTTGGCAGCGGCTACATGGTTTCGCCCGACAAGCCTGGGGCGAAATACACTCGCATTATAATGTCGTTGAACGGATACTGTCCGTCGGTGTATTGCTTCATCGATGCAGAGGGGAACATCTATAAGGCTGCGAGTTGGAAGGCGCCCGCGAAGGGCGTGCACGCCACGCTCGCGACGGTTGACGTGAGCAAGTGCGACCCGTACAGCTCAAAGCTCTATCGGCGTTGATACTCCCCACGCCTAAAGGCAGGGGCTTTACGCCGCTTTTTGGTAACGTTACGTCAGTGATGTTTACGTGCCGTCACACTTTTTGGTTAGAGTGAGATGGCACTCTTACCGATTTACGGGCCGCAGGGCGAAATCCTGTTCGCGCTCGCCGAAGTTCGTTCACGTTCTGAGCGCAGCTTGCGCTTCAACCCTGACCAGCCGCGTGACCCTGACGGGAAGTTCACGATGGGCAATGTCGCGTCGTTCAAGAATGAAGAGACGGGCCTGACTTCGCACGTCACTTCGTTTAACGGACGTCTGCATGTCACCCTGGTTGACCACGAGAGCGGCAGCGTGGTCGGCTCTTCCATCTTCAGCGGCGACGACAAGAAAGAGCAAGCAATCGCGAAAGCGAAGAAGCTGGCCGATGTACGCTACTCGCCCGACCAGCCACGTGACCCGGACGGGAAGTTCGCATCGGGCGGTGGTGTGCTTTTTGGCACGCCGACGCCTGTCAAGACGGGCGCGTAACTACCCGTCACACTTTTTGGAAATAGCAGGTATAATCATGCCTTACGCCAAACCTTCAGACGTTCCTGATAACGTCCCAGTGAAGTACAAGCCACAGTTCATGGAAGTCTGGAACTCTGTTTATGCGGCGGGAATTGCTGCTAAGAAATCACCTGCTCAGGCTGAGGAAGACGCATTCAAACAAAGTCACGGCGTCATCAACAAGGCCAAGGCGAAAGACTCACGCGACGTGAGCGCGGACGGCCCAGGCTTCGGCCCTGTTGAGGGCAAGAGCGAAGACGGCGGTCAGGTGTCAGACCCGCAGCAGACGCTCCGTTATTCGGAAGACCAGCCGCGAGATGCGGATGGCAAGTTCTCCGCTGGCGATACAGGCGAGAAGGCGCACACGACCGAAGAGCACCTGAAGGCCGCATCCGATCACCTGACCCTGGCGAAGCAGGAAGCTGGCCGTGGGAACAAAGACAAAGAGAAAGCGCACCAGGAAGCCGCGCGCAAGCACGTAGACGCGGGCTTTGCGAATAGCGAGAATAAGGAAGCGGTCGGCAACGTCGCCCGCACAGCATCGGCAGCGGCGAACAAGCGGTCGTAAGGCCTGTCACACATTTAGGATAGCATAGGAGATACTTCAATGTCAACAGTCGAGATTAGATATGCAGCCGAACTGAGAACTGGGGCCGCACTGGGGGGCAACGACCAGGGCGAAGAGATGGTGCTTGAGGGCTATGCTGCACGTTTTAACCAGCCGTCGAAAGACCTGGGTGGCTTCCGTGAGACGATCAAGCCAGGCGCTTTCCGCAACGCACTTGCGAACAAGTCGGATGTACGTTGCCTTTTCAACCACGATGCCAGCAAGGTTCTTGGCCGCACGCAGTCAGGCACACTGACGCTGGCCGAAGATGAAAACGGCCTAAAGTTCCGCTGCCAGTTGGACCCGAATAACACAGAACACCGCAATCTCTACTCGTCTGTGAAGCGCCAGGACGTGTCTGAGTGCTCGTTCGCGTTCACTCCTGACGGGCCTGAGGGCGACTACTGGGACAACGTGAAGGATGAGGGCGGTAATTGGTTCATCTCTCGCGAACTTCGGAATGTGAATTTGTTTGACGTGAGCGCTGTAACGCACCCAGCGTATGCGGGTACGAACGTTGACGCCCGCTGCGAAGCGGTGACGCCAGAGATTCGGGGCATTATGAGCAAGTTGATTGAGAAGCGAACGAAGACCGTTGAGACTCGCGACAAGAGCTTTCAGGACATGCTGAACTGCCTCTCGAAGTGCCTCTGCGATCAGTTCCCCTGCGAGCCGGACGAGAACGAATACTGCTCGCCGTGCGGGATGTATTGGATGTGCGACACGTACGACAACTATATCATTGCCAGCAAAGACGGCCCTGGGCCTTCTGAGTACGTCAAGATTCCGTACGTGCAGAACCCTGATGGAGATGGCTACGTGTTCGGTACGCCGACACCCGTCGAGAAAGACTGGGTTCCTTCTGAGCGCGCGAAGTCTGTCAATGGCGAAATGCGCGCAATGAACGCTGCGCACATGCAAGCGATTGCTGACCGCCACATTGCCGAAGCAGCCGCCCACAAGGATGCTGCCGACGCGCACAGCGCTGCTGCTGCCGATCACACCGACCACGCACAGGCACACAGCGAAGTCGCTGACGCTGCGCAGACTGAAGCCGACAAGATGGCCCGTTGTGAAGCGACGCGTGGTGACTGCTCTGTAAAAGGATGCCGTTGCCAGAATCAAATGATTGCCGCTCGTGACATGGACGACGACTACGAAGATTATGAAGACTTTGAGAATGACGACGAAGAGCAGAAGAATGCTCGACGTGCCGCTCGAAAGTCTGCCGAACTTCGTGACGACGACAGTTCAAAAGTTCGTACGAAGATGGTTGGCGGCAAAGCATTGCCAGCCGGCGCGTTCGCTGTTGTGGGTGACCCGAATGACAC